CATGAGACTTTCTTCAAGCTGAGGAAAAGTCTCGCGAAATAAGATGCCGTGAAACTTCGGGTGCAGGTGCCAGCCTCTGAGGATTGGGAGCATTATGAGAAGCTCCGATTTCCCTCCTCCCGCGGCACCTCCGTATAAAGCCTCGAAAATCGAATCCGGAATCTCGAGAAACTTTCTCTGTTTCTCGTGCGGCTTCCAAATCTGCGTGAAACGGTCGACGACTTGGATACCCATGAGAAAAGAAGGGGGCTACTGAGGCGTCATCCCGGTCGGAATCGTAGCCCCCTCTGGAGTTACCTACTCCAGCTTCTTCGGCGGTGCAGGAGGAGCCGGCGCGTGCTGCGTGGCCACCTTCCGCTCCTCCGCCGACTTCTGACCGATGGTGTAGAACACCTTGTCCCTGAAGGACAGCGTCGTCGGCTTGTCTCGCCCCTCGTTCGCTGCCTTCGCCAGAATCGCGTTGTCGAGAGCCTCGCCGGTCAGTCTCTCGTCTCCGGGATCGACTGCTCCGGTGATGAGCAGAAGCTCTGCCGTCTCGGGCGGAGGAATCACGATGCCAAGCGCCTCGGCCAGGTTCGACGGAAGCACGTATTTCCCGCCGTCCGACAGCTCGTAGATACCGTCGCCCCCAAGAGCCTTGAACAGGCCGCGGCTCTCGATGTCCTCGATGGCGATCGGTCCACCGTAGCCGAGGAACTCACGTGAGTTGACGACCGTGCACTGCTGCGTGGGGAGGACTTCCTTGCCGATGCTGACAACTCCCTCGGCGTTCGCCTTCAGGTCCTTCAGCTCGATTGCCTTCTCCACGATTGGCTTCGCGGGAGGCGGGGTTGCCATCGTTGGTGCTGGTGTCGCTGTTGCCATTGCTCTCTCCTATCTCATCATGAACGGATTGGGACGCTGCATCCACGGTGGCACCTGTCCCTGCGGTGGCATTCCGGGTGGTGGTCCTTGTGGAGGAGGCACTGCTTGTGGAGGCGGACCGGCCGACTGCATTGCTCTTGCTACGTTCGACATTGACTGGAGAGGTCCTGCTCCTTGTGCTCCAGGTGCTCCTCCTGGTGCCAATCCAGGAGCGAACTGGGCAGGTGTGCCCATTCCTGCTGCACCCATCGTCCTGATGCGCGGGTCCGGCATCGGGTTCTGTGGGCGCATCATCGGAGGCTGAGGAGGTGGCATAGGAGCTGGTGCTCCTACTTGAGGAGCGAAACCCGGACCAAGAGGGCCAGCCATCCCTCCTGGACCGGGCAACGTTCCACCAAGAGGACCTGCACCTGGGCGGAATTGAGCGGTGCTCTGGTTCCCTTGTCCAGTTGCGCCTCTGAACGAGCCGCCCTGTCCAGCGATGGGGGACTGCATTTGGGGATTCGATGAGACCATCCCCATACGGCGTTGGTTCTGAGGCATCTGGCTATCTCCCTACAACGAGAATTTCCTGCGCGCCGCACCGATCATGCCGAGAAGTCCAGAACCGAGAAGAATCATCGAACCCGGCTCCGGAGTCGGGAAGCTCTGCGGATTCGGACTGCATCCAACGCACGGTGGCGTAGGACCGTCACGGAAGGCCCATTCCTCGAACGTGCCTTGTGACTCGTAGCCAGTCTCGTGTCCGAACGAGGTATACATGTAGAAGTAAGTCCCAGGGTTCGCCCCAAACACGCTGGTAGGCACGTAGAAGAACAGGTCGCTGTTCCCATTGCCACCACCGAACAGGTCGTAGTCGAGATGCACTGACCCGTTCATCGTGTAGACCGGACTAGTCGGGCATCCATCGGCTTGCACCAGAGATGCGGTGTTACTGGTGCAGAGTTCGATGCGATCAAGCGTCAACAGATTCATGTCGTTGCCGCTCGGTTCGCCGAGGTCGAGCATGAACTCGTAGTAGTTCGTGCCGCCGATGTTGAAGATGTTGTCGAGATCAGAGAACAGGACATCGTGCGTCCAGATGCCGCCAATCTCATCGTTCAGAAAATCCTGCGACGGCGCACCGGTATTGTGACCATCCTCCGTCGGCTTCTGGTGGATACGAACAAAGGGATTGAACACACCGGTGCCAGAGGGCTGAACTGAAACGGTCGAGAAGATTGCCCCACTGTATACCGCCCCTGTGCAGCCAGACTGACAGTTGAGCGGGATTGGTGTAGCCATCACCGAGGGCGCGGCAAAGAGTAGTGCAAGCAGGCTAAGCTGGGGAACCTTTTTCATCGTCCGACTCCTGAGTTGGCTTTCGTTGAGTTATCGAACCGGACGGACACGCCGAACCGCATGATGTGTCCATTGCCCGGTTACCCGCCGCCATGACCGAACGGCTTGTCACTGTCATCAAGACCAGTGGCAGAGCGGACTTCAGAAGCTCTCTCCGCTCGTTAACCGTTCGGTCTGTCTTTTCGGTCCCCACGTTACCGGCCGACGAAACGACGCTTGAACCGTCGAGCACCGAACATCAGTCCAGTTCCGAGGAGCACAAGGCTCGTTGGTTCTGGGACTGCTGAGATTTGTGCATCAGCTGTGCCTGTGAACGACGCATTGAAGGAGCCAATGGTCGTGTGCGACACCCCGCCGACCAGATACGTGTCGGTGTGGAACGGCGGGGTTACGTTACTAAGCGACAGAGAGAAGCTCTCCGGGTCGATTAGTGCTGCCAGGTCACTCGTTAGCACCAGAGGACCGAGCAGCCCGTTGTTGCTCGTCAGGACTGAGTTGGTCCCACCGATCGTTCCAAGTTGCAGTGAGCCACCGAATGTCCCATCGAGGTAATCGAAGGTATCGGCTGCGTTGTGCAGGGAGAACGACCCAGCGAACGGCTGTGCAATCAGCGGACCGAACGCCTGAGCATCGCCGGTGCTCGTCGCGTTCAGAGTCAGCACCGCGTTCGCATCGAGCGCACCCATGAAGATCTGGGTGATGTTGACGCCAGTGTTGATGCTGATGGCCGTGGTTCCGTTGCCAAGGTCGGTGGCAACGAACTGGTTCGTCGCTGTGTTCCCGAACGAGGTGATGGTCGTCGCCTTCGCCGCTGGAACTACGAGCAGAGCAAGGCTGAGGAGCAGGGGAAGAACTCGGGCTGGTTTCATGTTTGTTCTCCTACGTTACCGATTACGTTGACGTGACGTTCAGGCGCGAGGGTCGACGACGGGCTGATCTCCGGGAAGCTCGTGGTCCGGGTGCGGTCGGTCACCGGTCTCGGGCGGTGCGGGCGGATTCGGGACGTATGCCCACATCCATCCGTAGCCGGGGACGTAACCGAACACCCATCCACCGTTCGGGTCCGACGCCGGAAGCTGTCCGGGGAGTCCACCCTGAGATGGAGGCTGCGTCGGTGGCTGATTCGGAGGCAGCACGATGGGATGCGTCGGTGTCGGTGGATACCACGGGCCACCCCAGATTCCGAGCGGTGGCTGTGGCGGCTGACCCCCACCAGACGGCGGCACCCACGGATGCGCTGGATACGGGGGCAGCGTGTTGTCCACGTAGGGCGGCCAGTAGATGGGATGCGATGGACGTGAACCCCACGGTGGCTGAGGTGCGGGGCCACCGATGTCGACGTATGGCGGACGTGGGCCGGGCCAGATTCCAGGCGGAGGCTGTCCACCAGGTCCACCGGGAATCCCTCCACCGGGCGGTGACCACGGAGGCGGGTCCGCCGGATAGATGGGATGCTCCGGGTGCGGTGCGCCGTCGAGGAACGTGATGAGTGCCAGTCTTGAGCTCATGTGCTGCGTCTCCTACGGAGTTGGTGTTTGACCGAACGAGAACTTGTCGGAACCGAATTGCTGAGCGCTTCCTGCCGACTTCATCCGACCCTTGAAGTTGGCCGCTCGTCCGAAGCCAGTCTGTTTCTTCTGGCCTTTCTGACCTCGCTTGCCCCTCTTCACCTTCTTTCCTTTCGATCTCCGCGCATTCGACAGCGAAGCTGCAACAGCCTGCTTCTGTGGGTGACCGGACTTGACCATCTCACGGATGTTCTGAGAGATGACATTCTGCGCGGCGCCGGGTTTGAGAGGCATGGCGATTATCTCAAAATGGTTTCCGGTCCAGATAGATTACGAGTGCGACGAATGCCAGAAAGACTGCGAGTGAGATGTAGAAGTTGTTCACTCGCCCCACTTGCCTTTGTGGTCCTTGGGTCGACGGAAGCCGAACCAGGGCTTGAATATCGGTGCGTGCCAGAGTAGAAGGATTACGCACAAGAGAATGATGGCGATGGCTACGTTTCCGGTAGTCACGCCATTCTCCGAATCTCGATTGCGCGCGGCCCCTTCGGAGCCTCTATCTTCAGGAACTCTACTCGGTCGCCGACTTCGAGTTCGGAGAATCTGCACGAAGTCTTTTGCAGTGCGGTCCAGTGAAAGAAGTAGTCCTGTCCGTCATTCCCGGCGATGAATCCAAATCCCTCTTTCATCTTCCGGACTACTCCACTTTCGGGAACTGCCCGCGCCGCGCCTTCTGACGAGATTGACTCCTGCTCGCGAGCTTCATGACCTTCTGACAGTCTTGAATTATTGCGTCCGTTAACCATGCTGCGCCTCCGTCGGCTTTGGTTCGTCAACTACGCCTTCGATAACCTTCGTCTCCGGTCGTTCCTCTCCTACCTCGACACGCTCGTATTCAGATTCCTCTTTCACTGGCGGACGGAACATGTGGAAGTGCACGTTCTGATCAGCCTGCATCTCCTTCGGTAGCATCTTCTCAGCGATGGTTGCGACTTGCACTCCAATGTGAGACAGCTCTCTGGCCTTGGTAACACTCTTGATCTTCGTCTCGTCCAGACATTCCATGATGGTATTGAGACGGTCGAAAGCCAGATCGCGAATCTTAGTCCTCTGGCCCTCGATGAGACGAGTGAGAGTCTGCTCGGTGCCGTTGTGACTCTGAGTCTCCTTGTCCGTCATCAACCGAATGTGGTCAGGTTGCTTCTGGAAGAGTTGCGCCGCTAAGTCCTTCCCGGCCAGTTTGCCGACTATCACGGCGTCAGCTGCTTCTTGGCGAGTCAGGATGGGACCTGTAGCGCGGCGCGGTCTCCTCACCGCTGCCTCAACCTGTGACTGCATCGCCGGATCAATGCAATCTTCAGGTGCGGCCGGTATCTGAGGTTCCAGAGATACTTCGTCGTAATCGGACTCCCGCTGCACCCGGTTCAACAGGTTCCGATTGCTGTTCAGGCGAATGTCTCCGTCTTCCTCGCTAATCCACATAGCAATGGTGTCCGACAGTGGCCCAGAGGCCTTGCTCCCTCGCGATTATACCATCGTTTTTCAGGGCTGTCAAGCGGTTTTTCATTGGCTTTTTTAATGTTCACCAGATGAACTTAGTTTCTCGGCGTAGGCTCTCTCGTCATAAAGGAACCGTTCGTATGGGACCCGTTCGAGTATGGGACCCGTTAACGACAATAGCAATTCTCAAACTGAATTTGACAGTTTGACTACTGTACCGCCTCGGGCGGCGTCATGGGACCCGCTCAGATGATACCATACCCAGGGCACCCATGTCAAGCACAATCTACTTATGACGGTCATGCGCTGTAGTCATACAAAAAATCTGATCCATCTTTGTATCGCAAAGTCAAGTCCAAAAAAAAGTTGTCGAAAGTTGCAATGAGCGCTTGACCTTTGATCGGATCGGGCGTATGATTGTCTTGTTGTTGAGCGGCGGGCGGCGCGGCAACGACGAAACAACCGCCCGATTGAGAGAGTGTCATGCAGACTACCAAAGTGAAGCTCGAAATCCCCGTCGACGGCAAGGCCGCTTACGAGCACAACTACGAGAAGCTGGTCGCGGAAACCGTCGACGACGCGCGGACCATCAGCAAGGGTGTCGTGGTCGGACTCCCGGCGGACGAGCAGGCGGCGGCGGCTGCGGCGTATCTGGTCAAGGCCTTCAACTATGGCCACGACCTGCTGGTCCGCGGTGTGGAACGCGCCAAGGGAAACCGTGCCGCGCAGGGACCGGCGAAGGAGATCCAGAAGGGCGTGGACGCGCTGGTGGCTTCAGGGTTCGGCCCGGACGAGGCCCGCGCCATGATTCTCGCACAGCGCGAGGCGAAGGGACTCCCGGTCTAACGGAATCCGGGGGAGGGTCGGATGCCCTCCCCCACTTTTCGTCCCATCCAACCATACCGTCCAAGGAGTCAACGAATGGCACAGAGACCGTGCGACGAGCTGATCAAGGTCCACGTGACCGAGGACCAGCTCCTCGAATTAGACCGGCTAGTCACCGTGCGTATCAATCAGATACTGGCCCTGCGTCCAATCCAGATGCAGCTGGCCGCTGAACTACAGATGCTCTACAACCTCAAGACCGAGCTGGAGCAGGCAGGAACGTAACACCACGAGGGGCACCGCGCCCCTCTTTTTCATTTCTGAGGATACCGTGTCACACCAGACCATCTACCTTCTCACTTGCGCGTTTCTCACGTGTGCGTTCCTGCTCGACATCTTCTGCCCTGAGGTATAGACCGTGCACAGCTTCACCATTTTCGTCTACAACGACTACCGCTACGCTGGCGATGGCGTAGACTACGTGTTCTCCATGACCGTGTGGGCCAGCACCTTGGACATTGCCATTGAGCGTGTCCGCAACATGGTCGGACCGGGCCACCTGGTAACAGACCTCGACCTCTCGGGAGCGAACTCGGACATTTAGTTCGCGCTCTGAACATTCTTGTCCGTGCCAGCTCCGACAGGGGCATCCGGGTTGATACGTGCCGGTTAGATGCCGCGCCGATTCCCCTGATGCCCCTTGAACATTTTGTGCGCCGCTCTGATCAATTATCGGTCCGAGCCTGGCACTCCCGATCGCCGCCGCGCCGAAATTGATCACAAGGCCGCTGATCATTTCGATAGGCTCGACAAGCGGTATTTGACGTGCATGTCTCGGGTATCTGTCGTGTATCTGTGGGGTATGTCTCGGGTATGTCTGGGGTATCTTTTTGATCGCTAACCCTTTCAGGATCAATGAGTTAGCGCGATCCCCCTCCCTCTCCCCTCACCTTTTTAGGGCCGACTACCCCCACCCGTCCGAGGTCCGTTCAGCTCTTGTCGGGCACTTTTTCTTCCTTGTAGTATGTATTTTTTATATATATATAAAGGAATAGAACACTCCGACATGAAATTTTTTCCGAGGGGCACCCGGCCTCCCCATTTTAGGGTAGAGGTGGGGGTGGGGGGTCTCGCTAAGTCCAATAGAATCAACGACTTACGGGCAAAAAACTATCACGAGACTTACCCGAGAGATACCCGAGAGATGCCCCAGACTAGCACGAGAGATACACCGCAGAGTCAGGGCTATCTTCGCTTGGGTTTCGCTTTCGCTAGTCATTTCGCTATCTCGACGAGAATCGACCGCCCTCAGAAAAGTTGACATCCGGCGCAAAGTGTGCTATCATACTGGAACGCGAAGCGTGTCGGGCATTTCCGCCCACCTCGGATTCGCGTATGGGAGAGCAGCAGTGGAACAGACGACAAAGCAAGAACCTCGCTACCGCATCACCTGGACAGACTTCCTCGGTGGGAAGAACACCAGAGACTTCTACACCCGCAAGTCAGCCGTCCTCTCGCTCAACAGTCTCATCCTCGATATGGGCATCGCTAACGCGAAGCTCAGACTCCTCCCGCGAAAGAAGGTGAGCTAATGCCGAAGAAGCAAGCTCCCCTCAAGCTCGGGGACAAGATGAAGGTCATCCCTCTGAAGAAGCAACGCAGGAATCCTCGGGTTCCTTCACTCGCAGAGTTCTCGATGCAAGCGGTCAGGCGCGCCGCCGAGACATTGGTCAACCTGGGATTCTCTGAGGTCGATGCATACCGCTCGCTCGCAGCTCAGCTCCACGAGAGTCTCGTTGCCCTCAAGAAGCATCAGGAGGGCAAGTAGCATGGCTCAGATTGTCTCAATCGAGAAGGTCAAGCCTCAGGACGACATCAGGCCGGTCGCGAATTGGGCCGTCAAGAAGACGATGGAGGTTCTGGAGCGTCAAGGCCAGATTGAACCCCTGCAGGTATGGGAGCAGGACGGAGCCTACGTCATCTACGGTCAGGAGCCTTACGGAGCCGAGATTCTCGAAGCTGCCAAGAGGTTGGGATGGCCCACGTTGCTTATCGTAGTCATGATGAGGTATGAAGCATAATGGCCTGCGAAGATTATCCATGCTGTGGGCACGAGTCTGGTGATTGCCCCCGAGTCGACTCCAAGGGCCGCGAGAGATGGAGATGTGTGGGATGTGGCAAGACGCTCCCTCTCAAGGCCTCATCGAGCTACTGCAACAGATGCCAGAAGCGTCAGGCATGGAACGACCCATACGAGGACTCACACGACGGAGCATACTGATGTCAAAGATTCGATACGCACCACGGATGGCCGATGGTCAGACTGTAGCTTACAGACTACTCGACATCCTCCAGCACATCGCGCCCGACGGGGAAGCGCAGAAGGTGTGCACCGACCTGCACAACAGCTACAATCGTGGTCGAGAGCAGGATGAGGTGATGGCCCGAGCGCTGGCCGATGGCTTTCTCTACGGGAACTGGCCTTGGGTCATCGCAGCAATGAACAAGGAAGCAAAGGCTCGACTGGGCGAGGGTAAATAGGCGTTAGGCCCAGTGCGGCGCGGCGCTCGAAACATCAGGGTGCCGCGAGTCGTGCAGCACTAAATCAAGCTGCAAAGGAGAGATGATGGGACAGAACGACGTAAGACCATGCCCCTGCAAGTCAGGCAAGCCATCGCAGTGGATGTTCGATTGCAAGGGAATCGCGCTCGACCGAGTATGCGAGGACTGTGAGGACACCAAGAGGGCGAAATACAATCCGATGGTGTTCACCGGATACACGCAGGCGGACGTCGATGAGCAGATTGAGGAGGATTACTAATGTCCTCAGTAAAGCTCGCTGAGAAGGTATCGGTAGCGTTAGACCAGCTCGCAGAGAGATTGGAGTCTGGTGCAATCACCAATGACGAATACGACAATCGGATGTTTGCCATCTGTGTCTGGGCAAAGCGTCGTATCTTTCATCAGGTTCTCGACATCAGCAAGCTCACTCCAGCGAACTATCCGACGCTGAGCGAGTTCATGAACCGTTGGAGTGTCCACTAATGCTCCGATGTCCGAAGTGCAAGCGATATTTGCCAGTCTGCACGTGCAAGGCGAAGATTATTGTTCAACGGTTGAACAATAGCGATAACAGCCCGAGAGGAACTGTCTAGGAGATAGCGATATGGCACAGAGATTCTGCGAAGTGTGCAACGATCCACTACCGCTTGAGACCGAGGAATCCATGTGTGATTCCTGTCTTGAGGTTGTGGAACTTCAGGTGGCAGAGATAAACGAGGCCGAGGAATGCGAGACACCTGCCAGTGTGGTGGAGCCATCATCGAACGAAACGCCCGCCGAGACAAGAACCGAGGACAACAGGAGCACATCAGAGAACGCCGCTGTTCTCGTTGCCACCGTCGCTTCGGAGTTAGGAAACCTGGACTTGGGGATGGAGGAGAGCCTGAGTCCAGCGAACCCACAACCGAAGAAACCAGCTCCAAGCCTCGCGTGTGACTCCTGTGGAGTCCTGCAATACGAACTGAAGAAGTTCAAGGCACCCACAACGAGCAACACGCTGGACCTCTGCGACAAGTGCTATGAGGGCGAGATGGCCCTCGTAGTTCATGCTGAGGATCCGATGCAGGGCAAGGTAGTTCATCCTGATGAGAGCGAGCGCGAAGAGATCATCACGATGGACGTCGAGGATGCCGAACTCTACAATGCAGAGGTTCGTATCAGCATGGAGTCGCCAATCGAGGAAGTCTACGCACGCATCGCACTCCTCGAAGGCAAGTTGCAGCGTGCGAAGCTGCTCCTGAAGGCCAGCCGAACGACACTCTTCGTGCGCATCGAGCACATGAAGTCTGCCGAGCGCGAGGCCGAATACAAGAGACTCAACGAGCGTGACGCGAAGAAGCGGCGTCGAGTGCAGCCTGTGAGCGCGGATGGCACGACGCCAGCACCGAAGCGTTCAGTCTCCCGCGCACCGAAGCGGTCCAAGGCTCAGCAGTTCCGCGACTCAATGCTCGCCAACGGATTCAGCGAAGAGTGGATTGCCGAGCAAATCAAGAAGCGAGGCATCGAGGGCTAAGCCAAGCCCGACAAGGGTATTGACAAGGGGCACCGGGCGATGCTATCATCTCTGCATGGCCCGGTGTAACTCGATAACGAGAGGACACATGGAATAGACTATGGCAACGATTCACAGAAAGTGCGAAACGTGCGGGAAGGTCGCTGAGGTCCAAGCTGAGTTCAAGCTTGACTTCGGGCGTCTATCCATCCTGAGATGCGGACACACAATCGTCTTCAAGGGCATCGAGAACAAGGCTGCCATCGAGATTACATCGCGCACTGGCAAGCAGCTCTATCCCTTCCAAGCCGAGACAATCGACTTCATGGAGCAAGCGGGTGGAGTCGTGCTGGTAGGCCACGAGATGGCGCTCGGCAAGACGATCTGCGGAACAGGCTTCGTAAAGCGTAACGCGAAGGACTGCTTCAACGTCCTGGTTCTCACCAAGTCGAGCACCAAGGTCAACTGGTTCAGAGAGTTCGTCGAATGGGCTGGCATCGTTGGTCAGGTCATCGACAGCAGCATCCAGCGACCGCATCTCGACATCTTCCCCGTAACCATCATGTCCATCGACCTGTTGGCGAGGGTCACTAGCAAGACCAAGACAATCAATGGTCGAGCGGGCGAACCCAACCCTGACTATTGGGGCGAGGACATCTGGAAGCAGTACAACACAGTCATCATCGATGAGTGCCAGTCCATCAAGAACCCTGACTCACTGCGGAGTCGGGCGCTCAAGGACAATCTCGCTCACGTCAAGTATCGCATCCCGATGAGCGGCACCGCAATCAAGAACGCGGCGCACGAATACTTCACCGTCCTAAACTTCCTCCGTCCTGAGCTGTTCCCGAGCTACGCTGGATTCATCGAGAAGTGGACGATGGGACGGCATCTTCGCAGGTCGGAAGCGTTCCACGAGATGACGAAAGACTTCATCATCCGTAAGACGCGAGCTGAGGTTCTTCCAGACCTCCCGAAGGTGGCTCGGAACTTCCGTCCAGTGCAGATGGACGACAAAGAGCTTATGCAGCGGTATGCAGATACCGTCGCTGAGTTCAACAAGTGGATGGACGAGAATGAAGAGAAGATGACGCCCGCTGGGTATGTCAATCTCCTCGCGTTCTTCGCCAAGATGCGCTACATCACTGGTGTGGCGAAGGTTCCAGCGGCCATCGACTACATCGAGGAGTTCCTGCTTGAGTGCGACCGCAAGCTGGTCGTGTTCGTCCATCACAAGGATGTGGCCCTCCTGCTGACCAGTCATCTCAACAAGATGATGGCTGAGATTGGGATGCCGAAGGTTCTGAGCTTCCACTCAGGGCTGGATGGTCAGGAGAGGCAAGGAGTCATCGACGAGTTCTGGAAGCCTGAGAACCGCATCATGATTGCTTCGACGTTGGCTGCTGGAGAGGGCATCAACCTCCAGTGCTGCTCGGACTGTCTGATGCTGGAACGTCAGTGGAATCCAGCGAACGAGGAGCAAGCGGAAGCTCGATTCCCGCGGCCGGGTCAGACGGCTGACAAGATCAACGCGACGTATCTTACGGCGCTCGGGACAATCGACGAGTTCCTCAGCGAGCTTATCGAGCAGAAGCGTCGGGCGGTCACGGCAACTCTCGACAATCGGGAACTGACCTGGGAAGAAGAAGGACTGATGAGAGCACTTGCTGATGCCATCTGGAAGGCTGGCAACAAGAAGTGGAACTACAAGTAAACGGATAACGGAGGCGAACGGTGGCGAAGCGTCGATTTCAACCCCACATCAAGGGAGTTTCGAGGGTCAGCAAGCCCTCGGGACTCCTTCCAGTCGTAGAACATGGTCTGCAGACGATTGCCAGCATCGAGAAGAAGTCTCTCTCGTGGGTAATCGCTGAGATCATATCGGCATACTTCAACTTGGACAGCGCGACAGGCAAACCGCTGGTCGAAAGACTGGCACAGACTCAACTCATTGGCAGCGTCAGGCGGCGCAGGAAGGCGGCGGTTCGATGAAGGTCACAATCTACGCACACGATGGAGAGATCAAGGCCGATGTTCTCGGGAGCGGCGCGCATCAGTTCGTCGAGCTTGAGCTTGGCGACCTGACCGTCTTCTTCAAGGGCTTCGGACAGGACAACGTCGACTGCGTGCGTGAGGTCATCGAGAAGCTGACCGTCGCGATGGAGCAACTGCAGGACAGCGTGTTCGCTGAGCTGTGCAAGCCCGAGCCTGAGCCTGAAGCTGGCCCGCTGTTCGACGACGAGCCTGCGCACGCAAGCACTCCTGACTCGGACATGTTCTCCGAGCCGAGCAGGAAGCTGACCACGACCGAGCGTCATCAGTTGCAGGCTGACAACGGACAGGACACTCGCGAGGAAGCGAGAGGAGAGCGGTAACGTGCCGATTCGCTTCGGTCCTTTCCATTTCGTCTACACTCAGCGTGAGCAGGCACAGAGGACCGTGCTTGCTCACCTCATCGAGGTCTACGGCATCAATGGTGCTCGGTTGCGTATCAACCACGAAGCACATGCCGCTGCTTGGAGACACGATATCCACAGCGAGCAGCACGAGTGGTGGTTCGATCTCAAGACAATGCACCACAACTTGGAGCACTCGTTGGCATGGGGGAGAGGAGTAGGGCTGTGACTGAGCAGGAATACAAAGAGAATGAAACCTCTTACAAGGCTACGATTCAGAACCTGCGAGAGCGTGTCGAGACTCTCTCCGAGGAGAATCGTGAACTCAAGCGGCAAATTGAAGAGGGACAGCGCGTAATCGACGCGTTCATGGGTGGAGTGAACAAGCCTTGAACGTAACGCGCACGATGACACCAGGAGCGGGCGAGGTCGTGGGCATTGAATTATCGTGCCCAGACTTCGACGAATACGCTCTGTCTCCACGGTATCCGAACCATTGCAGTCCCGGTTGCAGTGATGGCATCAAGCTGTTCATTACTCCCAAGCTGCATGGCTCATCAATACACGCGAACGTCTGCTCAGGCAGATACGAGTTCGTCAAGTCCCTTTCTAGAGAATGGTGGGCGCGGAAGGCAGCCGGAGTTCTCGGATGGGACGAGAGCAAGATTCGGCAACAGATCGACCCAGTCTGGGCAATGAAAGTTCAGAACGCGAACATTGCTGCGGATTGGAAACCAGACGCGAAAGGCACTAGACGGAGCAGCGGACCATCATGTATCTACTGTGGTGGACGAGTAGCAAAAGGTGACCAAGTTTGTCTGACTTGTATCAACAAAAGTGATAAGCCAACAGTCGATCCGGGTTCGTTGGACGACCTAGATTTCTGAGGGGGATGACATGGAACGTAGACTCTTTCTCGTAGGACTCCCGTTACTGGCGGCGGCGTGTGTCCGAGACAACACAATCGTCACGAAGAATCCTGACGATGGCGGGACGGGACCGACACCAGTGGAAGTCGTCCACGAGTTCGAGTTCCGCGTCAATGGTGTTATCACCGGGCAGGTCGACATCACGATGTCCAACACGCAGGAAGGCACTACACTTCTGCGCTCGGACGTGCCGTGGTTCGTGACTGTCAAGAGCGTCAGGAAGCTGATGTTCGTGTCCCTGACTGCATCGTCGTTCAACTTCGGCAAGCTCACCGTTCAGATTTTCGTAGATGGTCAACTTTTCAGGGAGGCAAGCGCCGATGGGTTCTCCCCGTCTTGTTCAGTTAGCGGACAGTGGAGTGCGTGACAAGTTCCGTATCACTCTGAGCCGAGATGAAGTTCTGGCACTGGACCACTACTTCACTTGGCGTGTGGGTTGGATAGGCCACGAGGAGCCTGCCGACCTGGTTGCTAATCAGTTCGCAGACATCATCTCTGGGATGGCAAAGGAGATTCAGAAGGAAGATGAGAACCATCGCGATTGATAGTCAGGTGCTTAATGACGTGATGGCCTGTGGATACAAGGCGTATCTGCGGTTCATCCGTAACAAGTCACCTGAGCACAAGGCAGAGGCGCTTGAGAAGGGCGACCTCATGCACAAGATGCTGGCCTATCACTACCGGCAAATCAAGGCTGGTCGTAAAGCCGAGTATCCTCACATCGTCAACGAGGCGGTGAACGTCGGCGTGCAAGCCAGCAAGGAGATGGAGCTGTCACAGACCGATATTGCAGAGGACATCTTGCAGTATCGGCAATACGCGCTCTACTACCAGCAGGACGGTTGGGCACCAATCGAAGTCGAGCAGCCCTTCAGCAAGTTGCTTTATGAAGGCAAGGACATCAAAGTCATTTACGAAGGCATTATCGATTTAGTCGCTCAGACTCCAGGTGGCCTTGCTATCGCGGACCACAAGACGAGTAAGATGAGGAAGCAACCATTCCTCCTCTCGACTCAGTTCATGGGCTACTCGTGGGCAATGAATATCCCACACGTCGTCGTCAACAAGATAGGGTTCCAGAAAACTCTGTCACCGAAAGAGAGGTTCAACCGATTCAGGATGCCTTACCAGAAGGCACACATCGAGCAGTGGAAGCGAGATGCCATCTACTATTCACATCTGTTGGTTTCATGGATGGACCAAGGTTACTTCCCCATGAACTACACTAGCTGTGACAAGTATGGTGGCTGCATCTTCCAACCAGTCTGCGCGTCGATTCCCGAGGTTAGGGAACACAAGCTGGCCATGCTGTATCGTGATGAGAAGCCTTGGTCAGTTCACACGCGGGACGAGTAGGCGAACGGAGTCGTCAATGGCCAAAAAGAGTAAAGACCCCTACGATAAGAACCACATCCACAAATACATCCTTGCCGACATCGGTCGGAACAAGGAGTATCTTGTCTACATGTGCGCTTTAAGCTGTAATCACTACAAGCCAGCAGCTGAGGTTGTTGGTCTTGACACAATCTGTTGGCGTTGTGGTCGTGTCTGTCAAGTCCCAAGGATGCGTAGGAATCGCTATGTCAAGCGTCCTCACTGCGTATCGTGCGTGAAGGAATACAAGAGCAGACTTCCCAAGCCAAGCAGTATGCCCGTCGACCTGAAGAAGCTCGAAGAAATGAGCATCGAGGACTTGCTTCAGGATGACGACTTGTTCAACCCGGACAAGAAGGATGAGCACTGACATGAGACGCATCCCCCTTCTTTCGTGGCTCATCGAGCACATTCGGTGGGCGTGGTGCGAGTGGCGTTATCAGCGTCACTTGAGGAGATTTGACTAGTGCCGTCAACGAAGGACATCGACCTCGGCGACCGGATCATGGCGCTGTTCATGGGACCGAACGGCGACGGGAAGTCTGTAGCTGCAGGTAGCTTCCCCGCGCCTATCAAGTTCTATGACTTTGACGGGCGCATGAAGCCTCTGAAGCTATTCTATCCAAACGCTGACATCCAGTATGTCACGGTTGGTCCGAAGGCTATCCCTGCGAAGGGCATCATCGACTTCCTCGACTTCTGCAAGGAGTTCGAAGACCTACAGGACCGATGCCCCTGGAACACAGTAGTCATCGACTCGTTCACGAACCTGAGCAACACTGCAATCACATATCAGCTTCGTGTCCGAGGCGGCTTCGATGACTTCAAGGGAAAGAAGTCTGCAAGTGGCCTTCCGATTCCCGGCTTCGACGAATACAACGGAGAGACAACGAGCCTCTCTCAGATTCTCGACGTCGCGAAGGTCATACCTTGCAACATGATAATGACAGCTCATCCCATCATCAAGATTGCTGATGAGGGCGGGAAGTCACGACGCTACACCAGTATCGCAAGTTACGGTGCGAAGATTGCTAGCATTGCACCGACCTACTTCGATGAGATTTGGGTATTCGAGCGAGAGTCTGAATCGCTGGATGCCAAGCGTCTGGTCTGGACTGGTGGCCGAGCAATGACCAAGACTGCTCTGCCAATCCCCGGAGTGTTCGACATTACCAAACGCCGTTTGTATCCTCTGGTCAAGTCAGCGATTGAGGAGCACGGCATCAAGCTGGCGGAGAAGCTGGCATCACAGGAGGTGACGGAGCCGAGCAACGGTTAACGTGAGTAACGCACTCTAACAGGAGACAGAGACAATGGCAGAATCGTTGAGACTGACAATCACGCCAGCCGACGTGAAGCGCAACAAGATTGTGCAGGGCGGCTGGTATCAGAGCAAGGTCGTCGAGGTGTCCATCGAGAAGAACAAGAAGGACCCCTCATCGAACAACGCTGTCGTCGAGGTCGAGGGCATGGAGGGCGCGTCGGAAGGTGCGCGGGCCATGTCGTGGTTCCCGGAGAAGTATCCGTCGATGGCTCAGACGTTCGTCGAGGCCGTGACGGGCACGAAGCTCTCCGAGGACACCGGAGGTGACTTCATCTTCGGACCGAACCTCAAGGGCAAGGTCATCCTCGCCCTCTGGGAGCCGGGCGAGTACAACGGTCGCAAGACCAACAACATCCGCGATTGGGCACCCGTCGCCGACCTCGCAGCGGCTGCAGCTGCATCGGCGAACGTCCCCGGCGCGGACTTCTAGTTCTCACTGTCGCTAGGAGTCTGAGTAGTCAACCGTGTGGTCCCGAGCGGTGGGGAATCGGGACAACCTTTCAACGCAAGACAACAGGAGAGTGTCATGAATCAGCACAACGAAGAGCACGAAGTCGACGAGCAGGACGAAGCCGAAGCCCGCGCTGACGTGTCGGACGGCGAGGGGTCGGAGGAGACTGCCGAGGAGTCGAAGAAGGAAGACTCGCTCGACGCACTCGACGGGATGTAAGAGCTAGACCTTTGGGGGTGGACCTGACCAGTCCACTCCCTCTTTTTTGGAGTAATCCATGAAGATACTCGTCGAGAACATAGTGAACAACATCCCGGTTACGTGGGATGACGAGAAGGAGCGAGACGAATTCCTCGAATCGCTCAAGGAGCAAGGGCAGCTTCACGCAATCATCGTTCGTCAGATGATGGAAGAGAACGAGTTCAACCACGCGATGTATCAGGTTGTCACTGGAGCCAAGCGATACGAAGCAGCCAAGCTCTTGGGATGGACCGAGATTGATGCCGAGGTCAAGAACCCTACGGATATCGATGCCAAGATTATGCGGGTGCATGAGAACCTCCACCGGCACAATCTTCCGTGGTATGAATCTGTCATTCTGGTCCAGCAGCTGCATGAACTTCGCCAGGAGCAGTTCGGAAAGAAGGAAGGCGTCGGCCGTCCGAAGAAAGACGAGAAGGTATGGGGCGTTCGTGAGACGGCATCGGAGCTGAGTCTCTCCATCGGAGGAGTCTCGGAAGACCTTGCGTTGGCGAAGGCTGTCATCTACGACCCATCACTGAAGAACATCAAGGACCGCAAGACTGCCATCAAGCTGGTCAGGTCAGCAGCGCGCCGCATGCAGAACGAGACTGTCGCTGCGATGGGAGACATCACCATCACTGCCGACGAGGTCTATCTCGGAGAGAGCGCAGAGATTCTGGAGCGCATTCCCGAAGAGACATTCGACGCCTGCATTACCGACCCGCCCTGGCTGAACTTCTACGACCCCGCACTCACCGTGGACAAGAGGACACTTCCAGTCTTCGAGCAACTCTATCGAGTACTCAAGACGGATGCGTTTCTCTATCTGTTCGTCTCAGTCGATGACTTCGTTTACTATGGGGGCTACGACTATCTGGACGACAAGGGTGAGAAGTCCCATCGTCGCGGCGCGCTGGAGAAGCTTGGGTTTCGAGTAGCTAAGACTCCAATCTTTTGGAAGAAGGAGAACAGCCTCTCTCGTCGAGGCGTCAAGACCTGGGAATACGACCGCGACTTCGAGACGATTCTCGTAGCAGCGAAGGGGTCACCAGTTCTTGCCCGTGTCGGCAATCTCTCTGCCTTCAAGAGCTTTCCTCAGGTTCCACCAGTCCACATGATTCACCCGAATGAAAAGCCAAGTGTGCTCATTCAGGACATCATCGAGGACTGCACCTTCAAGGGCGCATTTATCGTGGACCCATTCGGAGGTTCCGGTGTCACCGCTGCGTCCTGCATCAAGACCGAGCGCAAGTTCATCACCATCGAACGGGACAAGAAGTTTTTCGACGGCATCGTTGACCGACTCGCAAAGGTCCGAACCGACAAGGAGAAGTCAGCATGAGGTATAGCTGCCACTTCTGCCACAAGTCAGTGAGCAGCGAACTGCCGGATGACTCGGTGATTCGCGCTACACTCATCTGTCCAGAGTGTTTGGAGCTTGGTGACCCAACGAAGCTCAATGCCGCACTGGATGATATCGCAAAGAAACTCAAGGAGAAAGCCTCGTGACCGAGAAGCCAAAGCAGGGATTCGCAACGATGTCTCCGGAGCGGCAGCGTGAGTTGGCATCCAAGGGTGGCCGGACCGTGCATGAGAGGGGACTTGGCCATCAGTGGACCAGCGAAGAGGCCAAGGAGATGGGTCGAATCGGTGGACGTATCACAGCAGAGCGCCGCAAGAGGTTGAAGGAGAGTCAGGCATGAAACTCTACGTCTCAGGCTCATACGCACACAAGAGCAAGATTCAGGAGCTGGTCGATTTCCTCCTGATTAACGTCTCTGGCATCGAAATCACCAGCAGGTGGCTTTCTCTGCCCGAGGAACTGAGCGAGAGCGACAAGGGATTCGACCATCAGTTCTACATCAACGAGGATGTCGAGGATGTTGACCGCTGTGATGCGGTGGTGCTCATCAACACTACCGACCTCAGCACTACATCTCCAGGCAAATGGATTGAGCTGGGCTACGCGCTCGGACAGGGCAAGCTCGCCATCGTCTGGGGCGGCGCGCAGACCTCGCTGTTCCTGCATGACCAGAACGTCGTCTGGCTCCGCAACGATGACTGGTCTGCGCTGGTCCTCGCGCTCCTCGCTGTAAGAGCAACACTCAACTCACTGGACTTGGAGGGCACAGGTGCAAATCGAACGAACGCGGGAAGAGGACCGGGAAGAGATCGAGAAGGAGCTCCGCCGAATAACGCTCAAGATCGAGGTGAAGCTCTCCGTCAAGGAATACTCCAGCGAGAAGGTCGCACACTATCTGACCTTGATAGAGCGATTGGAGACAGAGCTTCGCGAACTGGAGGCCTCGCGGACCCGACTCGAGGCTAGGCTCAAGGAGAACCGAATATACGTTGTGAAGTAACATGTCCAATTACGTCCCAGGTGAGGGACCGGGTGACGCTGACTTCGCTATAGTCGGTGAAGCACCCGGTGCCCACGAGGACCGAATCGGCAAGCCATTCGTCGGCCCAACCGGCGACATGCTTGAGGAGATGCTCTCCGAGATTGGAGTGCATAGGTCCGAGGTCTATCTATCCAACGTCGTCAAGTATCAGCCACCAGGAAACGACATCAAGAAGCTAGAGATGATAGGTATCAAACTTGATGCCTGCATCAGTGACCTGTGGATAGAACTTGGCGCAATCAAACCCAACTGCATTCTCGCGCTTGGCAATACAGCGCTGCGAGCACTCACTGGGAAAGATGGAATCCAGAAGTGGCGTGGCTCAGTAATACTTGGTAAGGACGCCAAGACGAAGGTAGTTGGAACCATACATCCTGCAGCTCTACTCCACAGCGAAGGAGAGGGTCAGGGTGGTGCAATGAGCTGGTCGGCGCGGGTCTATATCGTCCATGATATGCGCCGCGCACTGGAGCATAGCAAGTATCCAGACTACAGACCACCCAGGAGGCGTCTTGAAATCATACGGTCGGCGGTTTCTCTCGCACGTTTCTTCGAGTTCTATCGGGGTCACGATACGCTGTCTGTTGACATCGAGGTATTGCGTGCTATCCCTGTCTGCATCGGCCTCTCGTTCCACCCCAACCACGGAGTGTCCATACCGCTCCTCGACGTGTTTTCTCTCCAGAATAAGGAAGGTATCCACAGGCATGAACTCGCCCAGATGTGGCGTATTCTTGCAGCCCACCTTGCACGACCAGACCTCAAGGTCATTGGACAAAACTTCAAGTTCGACCACGAGAAACTAGAGCGGCCTTGCGGGTTCCGTATTGGTAACGTCCGTGCCGACTTGATGCTCATGATGCACACGTTGTATCCAGAGCTACCCAAGTCGTTAGGCTTCTCGACAAGTATCTACACTGAGGAACCATACTACAAGGACGAAGGTAAAGACTTCAACTTCGCAAAGCAGAAGATAGATGACCTCCTCACGTATAACGCGCGCGACGCAGCAGTCACACTTGAGGCTGCAAAGAAGTGTCTTGCAGAGGCACGATCGGTCGAGGTCAATGGATTCCCCAACTGGTTCGACACTTTTTATTTCGGTTTTGTTAATCGTCTCCATTACTTCTATAAGGACATGGAGCGAGTCGGTCTGCCGATTAACAAGGCGAAACGTGCCAAGCTGGTTGCGGAATACACAGCAAAGGTAGCTGCTGCTGAGAAGTTGATGAATGAGATAGCTGGCTTCGAGCTGAACGTGAACTCTCCGAAGGCCGTAGCTATCTTCCTCTACAAAGAGCTGAAGTTCCCTGAGCGTGGCGAGTGGGTTATCGGCAAGAATGGTAATCGTTACTTCAAGTATCACACAGATGAAGAAACGATTATCGCTCTAGCAGCTAATCATGCTAAGAAGGATGCTAGGAAACGTTCGGCGTGTGAACAAATCCTCGCTACCCGCCGACTGAGAAAAGCTCTCGGAACCTACTTCCTCGCGGTGCCAGATTTCGATGGGAGAATGAGAACGTCCTATCGAATTGCCGGTGCTGAGACAGGCCGCACTAGCACATCCCTCCTCAAACCACCAGTCCGACCGTCAATCGAGGTGAAGATTGGCAAAAAGAAAAAGAAGCGTAATATCGGTCTCGCCTTCCAAACACTCACCAAGTTCGGAGACGGAGCAGAAGTCCGTGAAATCTTCGAAGCCAACGATGATGAGGAGTTTGTTGAAATCGACCAGTCCCAAGCCGAAGCGCGAGTTGTGGCTCTCCTCGGAAGAGATGAAGCTACTCTCGCAATGTTTGGCCGAGTGGATATACATAAGCTCACGGCGTCGTGGATATTTGGTATCCCGCCTGACAAGGTTAATAAAGAGCTTCGGTTTATCGGAAAAACTACGCGCCACGCTGGGAACTATGGGATGCGGAAACGTCGTCTTATGTTTCTCGTTAATACGGATGCCAAGCGTTACGGCATTGACATTGAGATTTCCGAATGGAGGGCTGGTGAGATTCTTGACAAGTTCCACCAGTTCAACCCGTCCATCCGTGAAGTCTTCCACTACGAGGTCGAGCAAGCCCTCCTAAACAACATGATGACGCTGGTGAACCCATTCGGTCGCCGTCGTCAGTTCCTGGGCCGGTGGAATGACGAGCTATTGCGTGAGGCCTTCGCGCAGATTCCACAGAGCACCGTCGCTGACCAAACTAAGAAGGCTGGATTGGAGATTGTGGACAAGATTCCAGACGCGAAGAACTGGATTTGTCTCGAAGCACATGACGCTCTACTCGCATTAGTCCCGAAGGCGCGCAGAGCCGAGTATCTCAAGGTGGCGATTCCGGCGTTTGAGCGTTCAATTGACTTTACGTGGTGCACGTTGTCGCGTGGTTCACTCACGATACCGTGCGAGGTCAAAGTAGGGGCAAACTATGGCGCACTAGAGGAGTTGGACATTAAGGGTTTCAGGGATGCCGAACGGGTGGCTTGACAAGGTGTTAGAATACTCCAAGGAATCAGAAAGTCCAAGCCAGTATTTCTACTGGGCTGGCCTTGCTGCACTCGCTGGAGTCGTTCGTAACAAGGTCTACCTTGACAAGTTCTATTACAAGCTCTACCCGAACCTCTACATCCTGTTGATTGGAAAGTCGGGCATCAGGAAGGGTATTCCGGTTGCGCTTGCAAAGGAGCTTGTTAATGGAGCAAAGGTAACGCGAGTCATCTCGGGTAGAGCGTCGATTCAGAAAGTGATTAGTGAATTAGCAACAGCCCACTCTACACCGGGAGGACTACCGATACTCGATGCCATTGGCTACTTCAGTAGTTCGGAGTTCGCCTCGTTTATCATACAAGATCAGCAGGCTCTCACAATCCTGACGGACCTGTATGATGGCCATTACCACGCTGATGGCTGGGCGAACATGACGAAAGTCAGTGGCAACGAAAAGCTCAAGAACATCTGCCTGACACTATTCGGCGCGAGCAACGAGGTCCACTTTAAGGAAGCGGTTCCGGATAACGCTCTCGGTGGTGGATTCATAGCGCGCACCGTCATTGTCTACGCAGACAAAAAGAATGGAGTCAACTCTCTCACGCACAGACCGAAGCAATCGTTGGACATCTTAGAGCTGTCCGACTACATCAACAAGGTCAAGCAAGTCGAGGGTGAGTTCACTTGGTCAGAGGATGGCCGTGACCTCTATGACAAGTGGTATACCGAGTTCAGTGGCGAGGTCAATAATGACGACACTGGCACGCTCGAACGGATACACGACACCGTTCTGAAGATAGCGATGCTGGTCTCTCTGTCTAGAAAGCTGGACTTGGTCTTAGAGAAGGAGGATATTGCCGAAGCCTTAGAACAGGCGCGGCGGACGGTTCCGGGACTCAAGCGATTGGTGATGGGTGCTGGTAAGAATCCTCTCGGTCCTCAGACTGCGATGGTTCTTAAAGAACTGTTGACCAGACCATCAACATTCTCTGCCTCCAAGTCTGAAATACTCACGAAGTATTGGGGGCACTTGGATAGTTACGACCTGGATAGGATTGCAGAGTCACTCCAACAGCAGAAAGCTATCAAGGTTTCGGAAGGTGGTGGGGACACCTACTACATACTGAATCCGAAGGTGGCTGAGAGCTTCTTCAAGGGGAAAAGCTAATGGTCTCAGATGACGAGTTGGTCAATCGGTTCAAGCACCACCCGCCGAGCACACCGGAGATTGCCAAGGCTCACGAGCAGATTCGTGATGGCTTCCTCGAGCAGGCGTTGGCCCTGAACGTCCTGCTCCCTGAGGGGCGAGACAAGGCACTGGCTTTCACCAAGCTCGAAGAAGCCATGTATCACTCGAACGCAGCCATCGCGAAGAACCAGAGAGTCGGCATGTAGCGACTAGGCCGGGGGGTCTCATCGTTGGGACTCCTCGGCTTACCTTCCAGAACGCCCCCTGCTGTGACCCCTTCCACCACTCGGGGCTGTCCCCTGCTCTATGCGCTTCTCTCGGGCAGCCTGTGCACCGAACCCGAGGTTGCTCCGCGCCCACCTACGTCCCGGTGAGTCCATGATAGCTCCGAACGGATCGGTAAGGGTCTTGGTGATGCCCCACTCCGGTATCGGAGATATGCCCTGCAGCGCTTTGCTACCCTGCACCAGCGACGCGCCAAACAGGAACGGAAGCGCGTAGGGACCAGCAAAAGCAGAGGCCAATGCTAGTCCCTCCTTATCCTTAATCTGAGACCCGGCGACAGCTCCTAGCGTCACAGCACCAACGTAGACTGCTGGATACTTCTTCCAGCGAGTGAGTCCCTGCTCGAACTGGTTTGACGCAATCGTCCTGAATGGGACCAGCACCTTTCCAAGCCGTGTATTGAGTGGCTTCCAGTTGGTAAGAGTATTGGCATTGGTCAGCATTATCTCTCGTGCGTCGGTCTCGCTGATACCTGCACGCTTGAGAGACTCTACAGCAGCGTAGTCAGCTGCTCCCATCGCACGACCGGGAAGATTAAATCTACCTACCCCTCCAGTCTGCGCCGGATTCTGTCCACCCTTCCACCCACGCTTCAAGTCCCTCCCAATATTCTTGACCTGAGTGAGCACCTTGAGAGGCTCGATTGTCCGATGCTCCAGTGCGGCAGTGAAGTGTGCTCCGAGGTTGCCAATCAGTGACTTGGGCAGTGCAAGACCAGAGAGCATCGACGTCATTCTCAGCTGGTTGGCACCGTCGAACACTGCACCAGCACCCTTACCAAGCTGCTGCTTGCTCGGAAGCTTGAGTGCTCCTTTCTCAGAACCTCCGAGTTTGCTCAGCAGGTCTTGAACTCCAGACTTGAGCTTCTCGTGCTCGACTCCCCCGGTATCCTCTGAGATGAACCTCTGGAGTGCGGCCTTCAGTGCTCCGGGCTTGACTCCAGCATCAGCAGCGTGTTCAGCGAGAGCACCACTGTCGTGCATCAAGTTCTCGACTTCAGCGCCACTGTAGGTGCTAGTGAGTTCATCTACTTTGGCCTGAACACGAGTCCCAACCTTGACACCCTTGACCGACGAGGCGACTGGCTGCTCACGTCCACCAGCCTCAGAAGCCAGTGCAGCAGGTGGAGGCTGTGTCGGTTCTGGCACCGCTCCCTTCTGCTTCAAGACTTCTTGCAACTGGCTCAGTGGGTCTGCTCCAGCTGCGACATCGGCCGTGGCTGCCGGGACATCAGTGAGTTTCTTGCCCTTCCTGAGCCTTGGCTTGAGAGCCTTCTGAGACTCCAAGATGGCTGGTTCGTTCGGGACAGGCGGAGGCGACTGGACTGGAGCAGCAGTTTCACCCAATCGTGGTGCTACCATTTCGAGCGTATCGCTACCGGCCTCGGCAGTCTTGGGTAGAGCTTTCGCCATATCCATGACCTTGGCTCGATAGTCAACAGCTATCTTCACAGCTTCCTTCTCGCTGACTCCAAGCTGCCGTGCAAGGCTTGAGAAATCAGGCTTGATGCCTTTCACACCCTGAGTCATCTTCCTCATTCTGCCCATAGCAGAGAAGAGGTCAGCGTGCAGCTTGTCGGGAAAGACAGTGCGAACCACGTCCCAATTGCCACGCGCGATACGAAGCACTCGGTCGGGGGTTGGTTTGCCAGTGGGTTTCGGAACCACTGCTGGAACCTCTGCCACCGGAGCCGGAGCTGCCTCTACTGGTGGTGCCACGACTGGAGCCGCTGCAACAGGAGCTGGAGCTACTACTGGCGCTGGTTCTGGTGGTGGCACTACTGCTGCAGGTGCTTGCTGAGCTCTCCTACCTCGCCTGACTGGAGACGGTGGTGCTTGAACAGGCGCGGCATTTGGGTCCACCAAGTCAGGAACAGGAGCCGGAGGCCGCTCTGGACCAAAGGGTGCTGGCTCAGGTCCAAACATCGCAGGTGGATTCTGTGGCACCCACTGCTCAGGATTGGCGATATCAGGGACTGGCCCTTCCATTGGGCCTACGTGCTGTGTGGCCCACTCTGGTGGAGCCTCCACAGGGGGAGCCTGACGAGCGTTCTGGAACCCCTGAACAAGCTGGCTGCCGACAGGATTCTCCGGCTGGTATGGTGTCTCTGGTGGCTGGATGTCTCCAAGAGCAGCAGGTTCACCCTGCAGACCCTCTACTGAGATTCTACCCTGCCCTGCAATGTCAGGCCCAGAGCTAACTATGTTTGGGTCAACGTAGTCAACCTTCGGAACCGGAATCTCTGCTTGCGGGAACATGCGAGTGTTCCGCGGTGCCCGAGCGACAGGTGGTGGAGGCGGCGCGTTTGGGTCGGTGACGTCCGGGACAGGAGATTCACCACCGTGCATCATGGCTCCCAGACCAGCCATTGCAGTCAGACCACCAATCGATCGGGCAGCCTGATGAGGAGCGACTGGAGTGCCAGTGCCAGTCAGTCCATATCGGAGGGCATTGAAGGTATCAACTACGGGGTCGATTGGAATAGGCGACATTCCCTTCGCCTGATTCCAAGCTGGTGTCACGTAGTCAGGTGACTGGTCAGATGGCTGCATCGCTAGGTCCGACGCGTATTGGGAACCAGCGTCGATAGCCATCTGAGTCGGACTACTCACCATCATCTTGCCCATACCGAGAGCAGTCTCGCCGACTCCTTTGCCAAACTCTGCCAAGTCTCCAGCAGAGGTTGAGATGTCGCTGGCAGTTCTTGCAGCTTCATCCATTGCAAAGTCTTTACCAGCAGTCAGGGCACGAGCAAGACGTCCATTGTGCCCTAACCAAGATGACTTGTCTGCTTCCTGCTGCTGCTGGTAAGTAGCGATGTCGTCAGGCGTGGGAGGATTCGGACTTTCCCACGGCATAGTGAAGACTTCGCCAGTGCGCCGGTCGCGGATTCTACGAGGAGGCATTACTGTTCCTCCCCAAGGTCCTCGTATGGATTGTCTCCAGACGAGCCACCTCCGATGCCGAAGTCCATCTGTCCGCTTGCTCTCTGCTGGATGCGACGTTGCATCTCATCCATGCCGCTCTTCCATGTGAAGTATTCAGGCGTGCCGACTGCTGGAGCAGGCTTGGGAACCCAGTTACCGGGCTTTGTTGGATCTGGCTGCACAAGTCCCGGATGCAACGTGGACATCTCTGCCATCACGCTCTGAGCCGCCGTGTCGACTCCGCTTGCTGACGGATGGGTTGGCGTCGCGACTGGGAACGCCTGCTTGTAGCGGTCGAATGTAAGCCTGTTTTGACCAAGGTCAAGTTCACCTTGAGCAATCCTGTTTCGACCTTGAGCAACCCCAAGCATCCCTTGAGCGTTCTGAGTTTGATTCTTTCGATAGTCTGCCAAGGAGTTGTAGTTACCCTGCTCCATGTTGAGCCGCTTGTCACCGGAGCTAATGGTGTAATTGGTAGCTCGCTCCTGATTGGCAGCAGTCCGATTGTGCCACTGATTAGTCATCCAGTCGTTGTAAGCTTGCCGATTGTTT